CTGCTCAGTGCGCCGCAGGGGCTGGACAGCACGGTGACCATCACGAGCATGCGTGGTGGCACGGAGGCCGAGAGCGACGCCTCGCTACTGGCCCGCCTGCTGGAGCTGATGCGCCGCCCGCCTGCCGGCGGCAACAAATATGACTACCGCCGTTGGGCCAAAGAAGTCAGCGGCGTGACGGAAGCTTACGTGTATCCGCTGCGGCGCGGTTACGGCACGGTGGACGTGGTCATTACTGCAAGCAACGGTCTTCCCTCGGAGGAGACCATCAAGGCCGTACAGGACCATATTGACGACCTGCGTCCGGTGACGGCCAAAAACTCGCTGGTGCTGGCTCCCGAACCGCTGAGCGCTGATGTCACGGTCAGCGTCAGCCTGGACGGTCTGTCGATTGATGAAGCCAAAGCGCAGATAACGCAGGTACTGACGGACTATTTCAACCGCCTGGCACCGGGTGAGATTGCCGTCAGAACCCAGATGGGCGCCCTGATATCCGACATTGCCGGCGTGGTGGATTACACGCTGACCAAGCCTGCCGGCAACGTGGTGCCGGAAGTCAGCGCCAAAACCGTGCAGTGGATACGCCCAGGCACCATAACCGTGGATAAAATGAAATGACCGGAAACGATTACAGCGAACTGCTTTACCTTCTGCTGCCAGACGGTTACGCCCGTACAGGTCTGCGTCTCAATGCCGAGCTGCAGGCCGAGGGCAATGCCCTGGCCAACGCCGAACGCAGCGCCCAGGATGTGCTGAACGGCATCACGCCGCTGACCGCCGTTGCGCTACTCTCCGACTGGGAGCGCGTGCTGGCACTGCCGGTCAGCACCGGTATGACCATCCAGGCCCGCCGACAACAGATTATGGCCAAACTGAATGAAACCGGTGGGCTGAGCCGCAGTTACTTTATTCGCCTGGCGAAGTCGCTGGGCTATGACGTCACCATCGATGAGCCTGAACCATTCCGCTGTGGTCGCAACCGCTGCGGCGACCGCCTCTGGGTACCAGAGATTATCTGGGTATGGATAGTGAATATCGAAGAAGGCCAGGTGCCGGTCTATCGCTTCCGCTGCGGCAGCTCAGCAACGGGTGAGCGGTTGATGTCATTTGGCCAGAATATGCTGGAGAACATTTTCCGTGATTTAAAACCCGCGCATACGCAGGTGGTCTTTAATTACGCCGGGAGTAAAACTGAATGAAAGATATTATCGAGCCGGTCGATACCGAAGACCATTTATTTCATGATGGCGACCCGACAACCGGCGCAGAAGGGACGATTGTCCACGCCAGAATAATGAACGCGCTTCAGGGGGCCACTATTGATATTCAGACAGAAAATAAAAATATTCTGGCTGAAGCAAAAATGACGCCTGACGCATCGAAAAATAACCAGCTGGTGACGGCCATCAAAGCCATTGCCACTGCAATTGCAAACACGGCGACCGCGAGTGCCATTCCGCCAGGCGTTCCGTTCCCGTGGCCGCTGGATACACCGCCGGCGGGTTATGCCCTCATGCAGGGGCAGACGTTCGATACGGCAAAATACCCGAAACTGGCTACGGCCTACCCGTCAGGCAAACTGCCGGATTTACGTGGCTGGATTATAAAGGGTAAACCGGAGAGTGGCCGCGCTGTGCTTTCGGTGGAGCAGGACGGTATAAAGAGCCATACGCACACGGCCTCCGTCAGCAATACCGACCTTGGAAGGAAGATGACCAGTGCGTTCGATTACGGCTCAAAACAGACCACCAGTTTTGATTATGGCAATAAAGGCACAGATGCCCAGGGTAATCATGACCATGGTTATGCCTATTTTGGGCCGGGGCCGAACTCCTGGCATATTGCGCTGAATGATTCCTGGTTCGGCGACCAGGGACGCCGGACGGATGTAAACGGTAATCACGGTCACACCGTGTATATCGGCCCTCATGACCACTGGGTCGGTATTGGTGCGCATAACCATTTTATTGATATGGGGGCGCACGGGCACAGCGCCACCATTGACGCGACAGGCAATGCGGAAAACACCGTTAAAAATATTGCGTTTAACTACATTGTGAGGCTTGCATGATTAAGCTGATTCTTTCCGCGCCGGTTCCGGCGATGGCACAGGCGTTCGACCGCGCGTTTTCCGCGATACCGGACGTCACCGTGCATCACGGTCCGTTTGAAACAGTAGGCGACTTTGACTGCCTGGTCAGCGCCGCCAACAGCTTCGGCCTGATGGACGGCGGCGTTGATGCGGCCATTACGGCGTTTTTCGGCACGCAGCTTCAGACACGGGTGCAGAACCGTATTATCAGGGAGTATCTGGGTGAGCAGCCGGTGGGTACTGCATTTGTCATTGAAAGCGGGAACAGCAATCATCCCTGGCTGGTGCATGCCCCGACCATGCGCGTGCCGCTGATTATCGACGGCACTGATGCGGTATACAGCGCCACCCGCGCAGCCCTGCTGGCTATCCACCACCACAATTTGAATGCACCGGACGACCAAAAAATCCGTAGCGTGGTTTTTCCTGCGATGGGTGCCGGATGTGGACAGGTACCACCGGAGAGTGTTGCCCGGCAGATGGTGCTTGCCTGGCAGAGCGTCATCTCACCAGCCCGGGGCCTCAGCTGGCAGTATGCGACACAGCGTCATCAGGCGGTGGTTAAGGCCTGCGGATGCACTGCAACAACAGACTGGCACCCGGACATGTGGCCCCTGCGGGGCCTGGGTTGTGACTGCGGGTGCGGCTGGGGCAGCATGGCCGCTGGTACTTATGGTGCGACATCACACTCCGGACGCAGGCATCATTCCGGTGAATACACTCACGGCATCAAATCGCCAGAATGCAGATGTGGCAGGCATAACCATTACATCTATACCGGCGCTCACACTCACAGCATCCTGCCATCATTACCGGGTTGCCATGACCATCGCGATTTTATCAGTACCGGCGCACATCACCACGGAGTAAAAAAATGACCTTTAAAATGAGCGAAGACTCACAGACCATCACCGTTTATAACCTGCGTGCAGATACCCTGGAGTTTATTGGTGCCGGGGATGCTTATATTCCCCCACATACCGGACTACCGGCAAACTGCACGGACATTGCGCCGCCTGATATCCCTGCCGCTCATGTGGCGGTATTTGCCCCGGATAAGGCAAAATGGTCACTGGCGGAGGACCACCGGGGCAGGGTGATTTTTGATACCGGAACGGGGAGAGAGATTTATGTTACCGGGCTGGGACCTCTGCCCGACAACACGACCTCAGTTGCGCCCGACGGTCAGCATCAGAAGTGGGACGGCAAAAAGTGGGTAAAGGATGATGAGGCTGAAAAAGCGGCACAGCTGCGTGATGCAGAAAACCAGAAAAGCCGGTTTATGCAGACAGCGAATGACAACATTGCACCGCTGCAGGATGCAGTGGATCTGGATATGGCAACAGATGACGAGAAAAAACAACTGGCAGCATGGAAAAAATACCGTGTCCTGCTTAGCCGGGTTGATACCAGCACCGCGCCGGATATTACCTGGCCGGAAATACCTGAGTAACAACGCTTAATACCTGTTCAATTTCCGTTTCCGTAAGGAGTCCGTCAGCATGCCGCATAAAAAAGTTACCCATCAGTCACCAGCATCCGTCATCCGAAATATCGACATTAAAGGTATCAGGGGTGACGCGAGCGCTGATTTTGCACACAGGGCAGCGCCAGCCGCCCTCACCGTTGCCGATGAGCACAACCTTTTTACCCCCGTCGAAACACGACTGACACAGGAAATACTCACTCTCGTCGATGCTCTCCAGCGATTTAGCGGCATCGCTCAGAGTATAGGCGAAGAACTGCCCGACAGTGCCCAGTTTGGTAGGTCTGTAACGGGCCTTCTCAGCTTGCTCAGCCTCCAGTTCTCTTATTCTCTGCTCAAGGACATAGATACGCCTTTCCTTCTCAGTGACGGCACTGAGTATCTCCAGAAGCTGGGTCTGAGCCTCAATGATACTTTTCGAGAGGTCGATTTGGAGGGTAGAAAGTTTCTGGCGGTCGCGCTCCTCAATGAACGCTTTGGCCCGGGTGCCCACTGACGAAAACGTACTGACTAAACTGATTATATCCATAACGTCCCTGCATAAGTTAAATCTTATTGGCCGATACATGCCGCTACTCGCGCGGGGCTGCCAGTCAGCATGCCGGGGAATTAGTATCGATTCTGGCGATCAATAAAACAATATTGATCGTTATAACAGATCGATAATGCAAGGACATGTTATGACTTATACCGTTATCCCCTGGGTGGGCGGCAAGCGAAAACTCGCTAAACAGCTTCTCCCTCTGTTTCCTGAACATACCTGTTACGTTGAACCCTTCTGCGGCGGTGCAGCCTTATTCTTTATGAAAACGCCCTCGAAAGCTGAGGTTATTAATGATATTAACGGCGACATCGTCAATTTGTATCGGGTTATTCAGCACCACCTTGAAGAGTTTATAAAGCAGTTCAAGTGGGCGTTAACCAGCCGTCAGCTATTTCAGTGGCTTAAAGATACACCGGTGGAAACGCTGACCGATATCCAGCGTGCCGCCCGCTTTTATTACCTGCAGAAAACCTGCTTCGGGGCAAAGGTGGAAGGCAGAACGTTCGGCACCAGTGCCACCGGCCCGGCAAAGCTGAATATCGTCCGCATGGAAGAAACGCTATCAGAGGCCTGGCTGCGCCTTCAGCGGGTGACGATAGAGCACCTGGACTGGCAGGTATGCATGCAGCGTTACGACCGACCCGGAACGCTGTTCTACCTCGATCCGCCGTACTGGCAGACGTGTGGCTATGGTGTATCGTTCGGGCCTGAACAGTACCGGCGCATGGCAGCGCTGGCGCGACAGGTGCAAGGCAAGGTGATTATTTCGGTGAATAACCATCCTGATATGCGGGAAGTCTTCAGCGGGCTGGAGATCAGGGAGGCGTACACAACGTATTCCGTTGGCGCTGACAACGGGCACCGGGCGTCAGAGCTGATTATCAGTAACTTCAGGCTGGCCTCTGATGCCAGCCCGTAGGGCACTCAGCGTGCAGAGGCCCGAAAGCCTCTGGTGAGAGACCAGTTCCCGCCAGCTTCCGATGCAATACCTGTTAACGCCATCTGTTCAAGGATAAAGCGGGTGGCGTATTCGTTCATATCGCAGATGTAAGCAACGGAATGCAGGGTAAGCGACGGGGCCTGGGTAAGTGCCGAAACGATTTCCCAGGCGTCATCGGTCATCGTCTGGCGAATTTGGGTGAAGTTCATTCTGTTTTCCTCATGCTGACAATACAGTGAACTGCAGGCCTGGCAGCGCGACGGACACTAACTCAACCCTGCGGGGCAGTCCAGTCGTTGTTTGGGAAACCGTGTTATAAGAACTGATTGTATTTTAATCTAATTTGCACGAATTTCTGCACTCACCATCACCATACCCGCGAGTGCAGAAATTCATCCAAATCAGTGCAGAAAATTTTTCGCCGCTACA